TAGGTTACTTTGGAAAGATCAGGAACATTGCTTGTGCCAAGCAGCATCTGAAGAATACTGTCGACACTGTCATAGATCTTCTCGAGCTCGCAGAAGCAGTTCAAATCGTAAAACAACCGATACTGCTCTCCGCCAAGTTCTACTGTTATATCTTCAGGTTTGAAGACAGCAGCGTTTTCATTCATGGTCGATCTCCTCCTTTATTTTATTCGGTCTCAGCTATTGTTACGGGGTGACCAGAGTTGTGACATTCGGGGTAGTGAACCAGCCGGTGATAACCGCGGCATCAACCTTCGCGTCATCGGTATCAACGGATACACGCCACTGACCATCAGAATCCCTCTTCAGGAAGTTACCGGTAATCGTAGGAGTATTCCAGTTGATGGAATCGGCCTTGGTCTGGTTGTTTTCATCAGGAGCAGTAAACTTGCCCTTGAGATACCAGATCAGGCGCTTGGAGCCATTGGACTTCATGACAGACATGCCAACGGCAACGAACGGAGGAGTATCATCACTCTTCTGAATGAGAATGCCGTCCTCACCGTAAGTAGCACCGAGCAGAATCGCTTTGTCTTCAGCCGGAATGTCCGCCACGTTGATTTCCAGCGTCATTGCGCCGAGGGTAGAGGCCGTATCATACGGACCATCATCAGCAAACAACGTATCGTTGGAAGCATTGGGAGAGAAGTTCGCAGAAATCGCGCCCGCGAGCCTCTTGGGAGTGTCATAGGTCGTTGCACCAGGTGTGGCACCGACCGTGACAGTATCAGTGAGCAGCTTTGCGTAGTGCAGCTCATTGAGACCAATAAGAACACCTTTAGCCATTTTAATTTACCTCCTTAAAATCATCTTGATGTTGTAATCAATGCATAAAAGCAGTAGTATTTTCTACCCTGCTGATCTGCCTTATCCCACACGGGATTTCCAAAAAGCTTTACTTGAACTACGCTACCATCCAGGTTTATAAACCCGGTGGTATCAACGCTTCTGTCAGTATCATACTGCGGGTCGTCAGTAAGCAACCACCTCCAACAAAGCTGTGCTAATGCACTTGTGGATTCATTACCCTCGTTCCTTGCAACCACTCTGATTCTGTGTACCTCTGCATCAATCTGTGCCGGAACAGCATATCCATTTTGTTCCTCTTGAACTACAAGGCACTTATTAGGCTCATCAGGCATCTCGTTATAAAAAGCGGACACACCTGGTTCAAGGTCAGCATGAAGGGCAAGATAAGTAACTAATTTATCGAGTAAATTGGTCATTTCATAGCCTCCTTCATACCGTTTATAAAGTCCTGTTTCAATGCCTCAGTAGCTTCAGCACTGGTTTTTGCAAGAAGCTCATCAAGAGCGGCTGGATTAGAATTCTTGACCGAAATAACAATTGTTCCTGCTTCAGGAGAGGCATATGGAATTATCTCGGCTTCATCTAAAGACATTTCAATTGCTGACTGCTTTTCTACTGTACGTGACATTGCTTTATTTGCTACTTTGCTTGCTATTTGCTGTAGCTTTACTAGGTCTTTGTTAAAGGTTCTGGTGTCGTAGCTGTTCTCTGTCTTCACAGATATACAACTCGGATGCTCGTTTCCCCAGTATTGCCATCGAGAAAACCACCAATCTTTCGCACTTCCCGTGGCTTAGAATCAACTGGCAAAACAATCATATCTTCCTCTGCAATAGGAACTTCAGGAGGAAAATAGATTTGCGTTCCTGATACATATTCTTTGCCGGTTTTATCTGTTATTACAAGTATCTGATCAGCCCTATAGCAGTTATATGCAACCGGATCAGAATACTCTATATCTCCGGATGCTTTACGCTTGCCAGGCTTTTTGATACTTACTGAGGCCGTGCACCATTCTAATAGCGACTCAAACATTACGTATCATTCGCCATCATATCCTTTTCAAAGACCAGATCAGCTTGATACTCTGGGCTAGGTGGCGTAGCCGAATACCTACTGATTTTCTCATATCGCTCAGCTTGAGCAGCATAGTAGTCATGTCGCTTAGTGGCATCCTCTGTTTGCGGTCCAAGAGCCCGTTTGATCAGCCTAGCCCCTAGCGTTGTTGCTGCAGCACGAAATGCTTTTGCCAAACGCTGTGTGGTTGAGGCATTCGTATCGATGATATACTGCAGCTCAGCATCCTGTAACATGGCGCTCTTTTCATGGGTGTCCCCAATCATAAAGCGCAAGTAGTCAAGATCGCTGCTAGCTGGATCACCTGAGTAAGTAAACGCCATGTGCTCACCTCCTACTTATTGAGGCTCAGTTTGAGCCCGCTTTTCTTTGGAGGTTCCTCAGGTGCTACTGGGATTTTATCTTCTTCCTTAAACCCGCCCTGCGAAGCCTGCCCTTCAGAAACAGGCTCCGCAGGAACGGTAAAGGAGGAGACCGCAGGAATTATTTTGCCTTCTGATTGGCGTAGTCTCGGGGATCGAATTTCTCGTCCGTCAACTACTGTGCCTTTCACAAAGGTCTTACCGAGCGAACGAAATTGCTGGAGTACGAGGTACTGCATAAGAATACCTCCTTACACTAAGCTAGTGAAGAAAGTACCCATGTCAGTACAAATGACTTTCTGATCGTACGCCATCTCCATCTCAAGGCGCTCAGTGCCAAGACCCAGCTGATCCATCTTGATGCGGACCATTCTGGAACCATAAGCAGAAGCACCTTCGAGGCCGGTCCATGCGAAGATGTAGCCGGCAGTCGGCTCTTTGAGGGACGGACGAGAAGCTCTGTAGCCGAGCAGCATGCTGCCCTTATACATAAAGCTCATGCTGGCTTTGGTCTCATCATAACCAGGTGTCTGCGGGCCAGCATTGTAGATCGCCCACGGAACGAAGATCTTGTCAACCTCGAAGAGGGCAGCAATCAGATCCAGGGTGATGATGCCCTTCTGTGTGTACTTAATGCGATCCATGATCAGATCATGGTTTTTCAGCGCATAGAACACGTCAGGGGACATGATAGCAAAGTTGGGTTTCTTGCCGGTCTTTTCAGCAAAGGACAGCATTTCTTCGTTGACCTGTGCAATAGGATCGGATTCAGGATTGGACCACTTTTTGATGGTAGTTCCATCAGCTGTGATATCCTTGCCCCAAACGCCGGTCTTGAAGAACTTCGTGGTGAAGTCCACTTCGCGTTTCAGAAGCATCTTCTGCGACAGCCACTCAGTAGTATCACGGTCAACGTTGATCGGCTGATCATAGTTGACTTTCTCTTCCTGGGTGATATCATAGTGGTAAGCGTACTTCCGGCAGTGATACGGATCCGCAACGGTCATGTTCCACTGGCCGCCAGCAGACTCAGCCGCGCGTCCGCGCTCCTGGACCTCATTTCTGAAGAAGTCCGATTTGCTGTAGATATAGTAAACGTCGGACTGTTTGGTCACGTTTACGATGGGGAATACTTTGTCGGCAATGAAGGCATCAGCACCCTGCATATATCCGACGGAAATATTCGTTAATGCTCGGTCAATATGACCAAGGTTAGTCATCTCAGGCATTTATTTTATCTCCTTTCGTCGAATTATGCGTTAAGACTGCGGAATGGTCTTAGGAACAGGAATCAGCGAGATGGTGAACAGCTCGCCCGCATCCGCGCCAGTAAGAGCCACGCCGTATACAACATCCAATGCAGTGTCTGCCACCTTGAATGTACCTGCGTCGTCACCAGTAGCAATGGTAACGAGGTTGCCTGCTGTGATCGCTTCCTGCGCAATCGCAGGGAAGTCGCCCTTAACTACGGTGATCATATCACCAGCAGCTTCAGAGCCATACTGGACAATGCCAGCAAAAGGTCTGGTACCATCGGCTTTCACGAACTTACCGTCGGTGTCAAACTGAACACCGTAGTATTTCGGAATAACCGCGGCAGCGTACCAGGACTGCCTAGAGGTTACCGCTTCAAATGCAGTTGCCATCACTTATTTCTCTCCTTTCGCATATTTTGCATACGAGGCAGGATCTTTCTCGCAAGCCTTTGTGAAGGCCTGTTCAAAGGTCATACCGGTATTTTCGGCCATGATAGCCTTGGCGGACTTCTCAAGGGCATTGTAAGCATCGTCCGCGCCGCCGGGGAAGTTATTGGGGGTTTCCTTGCCTTTGGCAGCAAGGCCCTCTGCGATGGCAGTGGCTGCCTTCTCAAGGATAGTCAGGACAGCCGGCGAAGCAGACTTAAGGACACCCTTAAGCTCAGCCTCTTCAACGGGCAGCGCCTTTACTTTCTCGTAGCGGGACTTCGCAAGATCCTCCTCGCGCTCCGCAACGAGCGAATTGACGGTACCCTGCAGTTTCTCAACCATTGCCTTGATCTCAGGCGAAGCGTTCTTCAACACATCGTCTGTGGCGGGGGCGGCCGGTTTGGCTTTCTCCAGCGTTTCAACCTTACCGGTCAGATCTGTGATCTTGTCCTTGAGCCCTTTAATGACGCCGTCCTTTGCAGCCTCTATGCCAGCGATGAGCTTGTTCACAATTTCGGCCTGTTCCGGATTGAGCGCCTTCAAGAGTTCTTCAAATGATGTAGGCATGCTCTCTTTCTCCTTTCTTTTAGTTAGCAATATATGTGCACGTGAATTAGCACCTTCGTTGCACAAGGCAACGGCGTCTAGGCTCAGATTCACTAATGCAGCCTCAGGATTAGATGGGGTTAGTGGCATTGGCATCTTTCCACACCTCCTTATATTATATTATACGTAAAAACTTTCCAAAAATGACCAGTTACCTACTGACTTTAACAAATAATTTATCCAGGAATGTAGGTTTCAAGTGGAATCCTGATTGCACGACCCTCGATTGAGAACATGTTGTATTCTCCCTCTTTTACTTTCTTGTACACATCAGGATCTGGGATATAGAATCCAACAAACCAGCCTTCCGGGATGGTTCCTTCAGGAATACCTAGAGCAGACATCTTGTCCTTAGTAAACATCATGCTTTCTACAAGCCAACCGCACTCTGTACCCCATTCATGTTCTTGATTTGCAAGCCCATGCTGGAGAACATAGTTATAAGCGGCTGATTCAAGCACTTCCGTGTCTATAATGTCGCCCTGCCAGTCAAACGGAGTTGTTCCGTCTTCCTGAATGGTTACATTTGCCCAACCAAAGACCAGCT